CTAGCTAGCGCTGATTGTGCTCCCCTCGGGGCCGGGTGCAAGCTGTCGGCGCATTCGCTCGGCCTGCCCCACCGCCCAGCGCTCCACCCAGGCCAAGGCCAGATCCTCTGACGGCGCCGGTGCAGACCGCTCCCGCTTGATGTCCAGATGACGATTCACGGACGTCCGCCAGAGGTCGTTGTGGAAGGCCACGACCGCGACCGCCTTTCCCCCGCAGTGCAGCCAGCGCGTCGTCACCGGGCCGCTGACAAAGCCACGCTTCCTAGTAAAATCAGGAGGGAGCTGGGGCCGGCGCATACGCTGCATATTAGCGCCCACCCGTGGGGCGAGATCATTCCAGACGACGCACACTGACGTTGTGTACGCTCCCAGCGAACGCGGCATCGGCGGCGACTCGGAAGACATTGTTCCCGGCCATTGCGGTCAGGGTCTCACTGTAGCTGCCGTTGGCGTTGCGGGTCGCACCGTTGACCGCGCTGCCTCCAGCGAATTGCGCCTCCACGGTGCCCGCCGTGACGCCGCTCAGCGTGTATTCGACCAGGTACTGGCCGCCGGCGACGAAGGCCTCTGCCTGGGTCAGGTCGCTCGCCGTGCCGGCAGTCTTCGTGGCCACGCCGGCGGCGATCGCCCAACCGGTCCCCTTGTTCCAGTCGGTATCGGTTGCGAAGGTGCCGTTCGTGATCTTGCTGGCGCCCTCGACCGTGACCACGTGGCTGTGCTTGAACAGGCTGACCAGGCCGCCGCGCACCGCCTCAACCTCAATGCGCAGATCGGCGTCGACGTTGGCGATGTAGTCAGTCGTGGCGGTTCCGGTGATGCCGGCCTGCGTGTCCAGGAGCGTCGATGGCCGCTGGTAGATGCGCCTTGTGTAGGTGACACCTGCCTCCGGTCCGATGTTCGGGTCGGTCTGCGTGGTCAGCGGCTGGGCCAGTTGCTGCAGGCGATCGCGATGCGCCCAGCTGACCGCGAGGCGCGCGAACGATGTCGCCGGGAATGCCGCGCCGTTGATGCGGAAGTTTCCCGGCGGGTACGGCCGAAGGTGGCGCTGTGCCATCACGACTGTGTCGGCCGGCGCACTGGCGAGTGGCAGGCGCCCGCGGATCGTTGCCGGCAACAGCTTCACGCTGACCGAGGCGCCGTTTGCGAAGCGCTCTCCGGGAACGTTGTCCTCGAACACGATCAGCCTCGCTCCCAGCGCGTGCGGCGCCGGCACCGTGTCCAGCATCCCTCGCGACACCGTCAGAGATGCGGCCACTGCGTCGATGCGCACGATCTCGTCATCGATCTTGGCCAACTGCCCGCCCGACGACGCCGAGATGCCAGGCGCGACCGTCAGCGTCGAGCTGCCCGCGCTTACAGCAGCGGACAGCGTGGTCGACTCCGAGAACGCCCCGGGCTCGGCCAGCACTTCCGCGTACGGCGTACCGGCCCAGAACTCGAAGTCGGTCGCATCGTTCGTAGGCCGGACCGCCAGCGCCAGCAGCGTGCCATCGGTGGGCGGGTCAAACGCCCCCGGACCGGTCAGCCAGAACGGCGCCTCGAACACCGAGCGCACGGCCGCCGGCGCCGGATCGTTGACCGGATCCACCCAGCCTGACGGCGGCGGCTCGGCGTACACCGCCGTCGGAAGGCTGAAGATGTCTTCGACGCAAATGATGCGCACACGGCCGTCAGCGAGCGACCCATAGTCGACGCGCTTCGCCCGCATCACGATCTGCGTGATCCCCAGCTTCGGACACGACCAGCGGAACACGCTGCCCGGCTTGATGCCCGATGCCTTCCGGTTCGCGACGATGGTGGCGACGCCCAGATCAGCCGTCATCTGCCGCAGGTCGCGCTCGCCCAGCCGCGCGGCGATCTCGCCCTGGAAGATCCAAGGATAGCGGTTCACGCGCGCCACGACGCCGCCCTGGGCCTGCTCCGCGGCGGGGTCATAGATCGGCGTTGTCGAACGGTCCTTGTCCGCCTGCAGGTCGTAGTAGCTGATCGTGACCTGGTTGATCCGCTCGCCCCAGCCAAGCCGGGTGTACTCGTCTACCGAAAGCACGCAGGAGTCGTCGAACACCGGAAGCGACGGGATGTCGTAGCCGCCACGGTTGAGCGTGAGGCTCAGCTTGCCGCTGAACCTGTCCTCGAACAGCGTTCCGTCGATGTGGCGCAGGATCTCGCCGATCGCGTCGTCGGCGCTGATCGCCTCGTCGGAGATCTCCGCGGCCAGACCGAAGTCCTCGGCGAACAGCACGTCAGCGGCCGCGGTGAAGCTGGCGTCGTCGATGTCGAGGTCGCTGTACTGCTGGTTGTTCCACGGCTGCCGGGTCGCGACCACGCGCAGCATGTGCGCCGGGTTCATGCCGCCGCTGGGGCAAGTCACCTTCGCGCCATACCAGCTGCACATGCTCGAGGTGGCGGACAGCAGCACCGACACGGGCTGGATGTTGACCTCTTGGCCTGGCGGCGCCGCCGTGATCTCGCAATCGCGCAGGATGATGCCGACGACACCGCGGTGCGCGGAGACCGGCCCAGTGATCAGCCCATCGAGGTAGGCATTGACGCCCTGGCCAGGCAAGCCGAACTCGAAGTCGATCGGCCCCACGAACCCGCCGCCGGCCTTCTCACCGCCGAACAGCTCGGGCTTGTTGACGCTGATCGTTCCGTTCGAAGTGACGCTCAGGCCTTCGGCCAGAACCTTCTCGCCGATGCGTGCGGCCATGATCCTGTCCGCCTTGTAGGCGACGATCAGCTGCATGCCGAGCGAGTAGATGTAGTTGATGACCGTGTAGCGTTTGGGTCCGAAGAAGGCGTACTTGCGCCCGGCCGACTGCTTGATCGCGCGGTTCTTGAGGTTCCCCCACCAGACGACGTTCGGTCCCTTCACCCAGCGCGGCCCGAAGATCACCGGCACGGCGCGATCCTCGCTGGCCGTCGGGAACTTGAACTTGTCGGAGCCGGCCGCCGGCCCGCCCTTTGGCACCTTCATCTGCGAGGCGGAGATCGCCGTGGTGACGAGCCACACCACGATCTGCCAGACAATCGCCCAACCTGCCATTACGGTTCGCTCCGGATGAGGGCCTGCAACGCGCGAGGGTCGCCGTGCAAGGGATTGGTCTTGACCACGCGCAGCGAACGCAGCAGCGCCAGCCGCGCGTCGCTCGGGCGGTGACCGGTCAGGTACGCCGCGATGTCGCCGGCCCTGTCGATTACCTCGGTGTCGCGAACGAACATCGCGTGGCCAGAAAGGATGGAGACGGCCCGAGCAATGCGGGGTGCCACATGGCGTATGAAGCCAGGACCGTCGACCCCGAGCTTCGTCAGCGATACGGCGACGCGCGCCGGCTCCGACTGGATGACCACGATGCGCGCGTCAGGGAATGCGCCGAGGAGCGTGAGTGGAATCGCCAGCCCCGACGTCTCGGCGAAACCGACACCCGGCGTCTCCACCAGTTCGCGCATTCGCGCCAGACCGCCGTTGGTCAGCACGTCGTGGTGGCAGACGGTTCGATCAGTGGTGAGCAGGTTGGCCAGCCACGCCGTCATGCTTCGTGGCGGCGCCAGCACCAGGAAGGTCATGAGACGCCCACCTCGAACGGATTCTTGTCGGGTGTGTTTGGGAACCCGCCATGGTTCGGGGTGTTGCTGAAGCGGTTGAGGCAATCGCCGTTGATCAGCTTGTTGCACGCGGGAAATGCCGTCACCGTGGCGCCACCGACGATGCCCGGGATGTTGGCCGTCAGCGTGATCGTGTCGCCGACGTGGTCGATGATCCGACGCCGCCGCCCCAAGCCCGCATCCAGCTCGCCGCCCCGGAAGTATCCCGACGGGTGCGCGGCAAACGCGGCCGACTGCATGGTGACCCCCGTCGCGGTGATCAGCACAGCGGTGACCGCGAAGGCCGGCTTTGATACGCCGCACTCGGGGCCGAACAGCGCATGCCGGCACGTGACCGAGAAGCGCAGGCGCAGCATCGGCCTGGCCAATGCGGTGAACAGCGGCTCGCACTTCAGGAGTGCGGTGCTGTTCGACCAAGTGACGCCGAGCACGCGCCAGCGGCCGAGCGTGATGAAGTCCGCGTCTCCTCGGTGCTCGCGGAAGATGGTCAGGAACATGGTCCCGTCCGGGGCCTGAGCGTTGAACAGAGCAGCCACGGGGTTGTCGCGCGCCACCGTCACGTCGAGACCCTCGCGCGGCGTCTCGTCGGTGACCGACAGCTCCCCGCGCTCGATGTAGGTCGGGACGTACGTCTTACCAGTCAGGACGAATTGACGATCGGCCGACGTCTGCAACCACTCGCTGGTACCGACGCTGAACCGATAGAGTTCGACCGGTGCGCCACTATGCGCGCCGGTCTCGCGGCTGTCGTAGGTCATTGCAGCTCCAGGAAGTCCGTCAGCACCTCAGCCACCTCTCCGCCGAGCCAGTTGATCTGCACCGTGTCGGTGGCCAGCCGCTTCAAGCCCATGAGGCTGATCCGGCGAATCTGGTTGTAGTTGATGGTCAGGTTCTGGCCGAGGTTGAGCGAGATCGAGCCCAGGCCTCCGTCGGTCACCGACAGGATGTCGGCAAACACCCATGCGCCGTCGGTTGTGGAGATGGCGAGCGCCTTGGTCTTTCCATGCTTCTCGTATCCGTTCGTCTTGACGATCAGGCTGTTGTCCACGAGACCGGCGCCGACTGGCAGGAAATCGGGCTCGAAGCTCGGGTGGTAGAACGGCAACGTTGATCCGCGTCGACGGTGTAACCATCCCCGCAGGCGCCACAGCTCCGCCTTGTTGACCACCCAACGCATCGGCCGTGCGACCTTAGCCCGCGACCAGTACCGGTCCTGGGTGTCCCAACTGGTGCCGTTGTCGAGCACTTCGATCCGCTGCCCCATGGTGTCGTCGACAGGATTGAGCATCGGCGCCTGCAGCAACACGTCGTAGCCACCCCACTGCAGCGCTGGCGCCGCCGAAGCCAGATCGCGGCCGCTGATGAACTGCACAGTCGCCTGGATCATCCCTGCCCTGCCGTAGCTGGTGCGCACCGGATCGGCGATGAGCCGCGCCGTCGCAGTCGGGTACGCCCTGCCCTTCCGAGAGAGGATCACGGGCCGCTTCAGCAGCAGCCTGTCTGGGAGCACGCTGGTGATCTCGATCACCTCGAAGCTGGTCTCGCTCGACCAGATCATCACCATTTCGCGCCAGTCGCCGGAACGGGTATCGATCAGGATCTCGGTTGCGCCGGCGCCGACTGTGCAGGGCTTTCCCTCGCCCATGCTCGGCACCGCGAAGCTGCGGCCATAGCCGCCGACGAAAGCATGCTGCGCGCCGGTGAAGTCCGCGGTGTGCACGGACAGCGAGTAAACCTGGCGCGGCGTGTCGCGAAGGCTGACGCGCTGCTCGGTTCCGTCGCGCGCCGTCATGATGTCGGTGAGCCAGGTCAGAGTCTCCGACATCGGGATCAGCTGCGACCACGGCATCGGAATGACCGATACGCCGAACACCGAAACAGTCGCACCGCTGGCGCCGGTGAACTCAAAAGTGAACACCATGTCGACCGCGGGCGGAACGTCCGCCTCGGCAGTCAGGGTGAACACCACCGACTGCAGCGGCTCGAAGGTCATCGGCGGGGCCGGCGAGAACGTGAGCCCTTCGTCGCTACCGACGGCGCTGATCCCTGTCAGCGGCTTCGGCGCCAAGTAAGCATTCCACACCTCGACAAAGCGTACTTGCGGAGGCGATATGTTGCCCAGGTCCATTGCCCTCGGAAGGCCGCCAAGCTGTCTGCGGAGGGCGACCTCGCCCGTCTGCGCCGTTACAAGGCGATGACTGAAGGCATGAAGCGCGATCAAGCGCGCCACCTTGAACGGCTCAACCAGGCGAACGCCACCCTCGCGCGCTTGCTTGGGGCCGCTGCATGAGCTGCTTCGACGAAGCCTCGCACCTGGTAAACCCGCGTGACGACGAGCAGCGCGCCGGTGAAACCCTTTCCGCTACCCAAGAGCCTCGCGCCAATGCGCGCGAGGCCACCCCTACCCCACATCTTCACGGTCACGAAGGAGTCGAGCTGTGAGCAACGTCATCCCGTTGAACTTCAGCGCCCGCCAGGCCTGCCTCATCAACAAGGCCCTGAAGGAACGCGCCAAGAACACAGGCGCCAGTGACAAGCAGCGCCGCCATGCGCTCGTCGCTGTCGGCCTCAAAGCGCTGGCCGAAGGCCGCTCCACCGCAACCGCAATCGCACTGGGCAACTCCGACATGCGCCCGCGTCGCCTAGCCGCGGTCAGCGGCTTCGGACCGGAGGCCGCGTAATGAACGGTCGAGTTCAGATCAAGGCGGACCTAATCGCGATCCTCGTGCGGGCGCTTCTACTCGCTGACCGCCCGCGCGGCGGCTGGGTGAAGGTTGACGACTTGGCCAAGGAAGTCGGAATGACTCGCGCAACTTGCTATCGGTGGCTGAGTCGTCTGGAAGCCGCGGGCTGGCCGCTCGAGCGGGACAGCGACAACTGCGGCCATCGCTGCAACACCTTGGGAATCCGCTCCCTCCTCATCGGTCAACGACGTGAGGTCGATACTCGCGCCTACATGAGGCGCGCCGCATGACCGCCGCCAACGTTCGCCAGCTGCGCCCTCGCCGCGTCAACGAGCGCGCGCCTTCGCCTGAGCAGGCGCCCCTGTTCCCGCGCGCGGCCGCCGTTGTGCTGCAGCCCATCCCCTGGGGCAAGCGAGATGCAGAACTCGCCCGCGGCATCTGTCACCACATCGTGCATGCCACGCCGGCAACCGTGATCCCCTTCGACCCAGGCACGGACCGCGCCCTGCGCAGTGCGCTGCAGTCGCGAGGCATCAGCACCGACAAGGGCCGGCCGTCTCCGCGTAAGCCGGACTCGCGTCGCCCCAAGACCACCGTCCACGCGATCTGAGGCCCCATGGACCGAAGCAACTCTCCCTTCATCAACCCCCGCGTGCTCGACATGCCTGGTCCCGACTTCCTCCGCGCCGTTGCGGACAAGGAAGAGGCCCTCGGCAACGAGATCAACGCGGCCGAGTACCGTCGACGTGCCTGCCAGTGGCAGGCCGATATCGCCGCCACTGTCGCTGCCCCAGCGCCTATGGCGTGGCCCGCGCATCTGCCGCCCATACGGCGCGCCTGCGAGCTGCCGCCGCACCACATCACACCGTCCGACTCGCGTTGAGGCATCTGGATGCGTTCCGACACCAACCAGCTAGATCTCTATACCCATAGCGACCAGGGCATCGCTGAGGCGTATCGCGTAGCCGCCGACACAGCACGCCGGAACCCGTTCGAGACCCCTGACCGATGCGAACAGCGCGCGCGGCTCTACGAGCAGCAGGCCTCGGAGCATGAAGCCAGGGCCAGGAGGAAGGGATGACCCAGCAGTTGATCCCCGCGCCCCGCGGCTCATGAAGCAGCCCACGAAAGAAGCCCTGCGCAAGCAACTCGCTCAGACCCACGAGGAAAACACCCGTCTGCGCGCCGAGAACGAATGCCTTAAGCGCCCCTGGTGGCGCCGCCTACTCCGGAGAGCCGTATGAAGATCATCTATGCAGTCCTGTACCAGACCGGCGACAAGCTGACCCTTGGCCAGCCGCACAAGACCCGCGCCTGTGCCGAAGCGAGCGTGTCGCCGTTCGAAGGTGCGACGGTGCTGGGCTTCGTCACCGGCAAGGTCGAGCTGCTGCCGGAACCGGTGATGGGCATGCGCTACGCGCTGGACCGGCGGGCTGATCCGCACGCCACCCTTCGCACTGCTGAAGCTGCCGGCGCTCGCATCCAGGCAAACCGCGGCACCGAGGACGTGCCGAAGTGGGAAACCATCGAAGGCAGGGCTCAGTTCTCGTGCACGGCGCATCTGTACCGCGTGCACCCGGAAGACACCGGTGGCTGATTCAGTGCTCTCCGCCGATCACGCCGCAGGCGATTCGGAAGCCCGCGGCAATCGCCTCGTCCAAGGTCGCGACAGGATCGTGGTCGGGCCCCCTGATGACCGGCCAGTCCTTGATGCGGATCTCTTTTACGTAGGGCTGGCCGGCGGCGCGATGCCAGATCACGACCGTGATGCTCTTGCCGTGGAACGTGCCGCTCTTCTCGACTTCCCGGATATCTCGATAGTCCCCCACTGCCTTCCTAGTTCCTTGTTTAAGGGTTCAATCGTGCATTCCTATTTCGGTGGAAGCAATGGCTGACGGCTCCCGCTCCTTCAACTTCCCGCACATCAAGGCGGTTTCGCGCCAGCCGCTCGGCGCAGACAACGCGCGTTTTTTCGCTGAGAACCAACAACTCGTGGCGCCGCCCACTCCGAAAGAACGCGCGGAGTGGACGAATTTCTACAGTGGGTCTTTCCTGTGCTTCCTGAGCCATTCCTGCGCTCTCACACTTCCGTCCACGAACGTCCACTCACCGACTTCGACAACCAAATGTTGGTCGCCATTGAGGAGTCCGAACCCCATCTCATGCGGCGGCTTGTCGGAGGTGAAAAGGTACGACACGGTAAATTGCAAATCCGGCTTCGGGCCGACCTGCATGAACACCATCTGGAAATCCCCACAGGAATGGTGATCGATAGCCGCCCTTATGTGCTGGTGCTCGGATTCCGTCTTAGGAACGACAAACACCGCCAGATACTTCTTCAGCTCTCGCATCTTTGCATCTCCGACCAAGTCTTCGATAGCCCGAAACTGACATGAGCCGACCCTCGAATCAACTTCGCCCCCACCCGAGATTTGCCGCGGAGCGGCACCATCCGATTGGAGTGGCCTAGTGAAACTGATGACCGCCCACGCATGGCTGGAGAAGTACTTCGACGTAGGCAGCCGGCCCTCTGAGATCACCCTGCAGCGCTGGTTGCGGCAGCAGAAGATCCCAGGGCGTAAGGTCGGCGGCACCTGGTACGTGGATGAGCACGAATGGCTGGCCGACGGCGACGATCTGGTCCAGCGCGTTCTGGATGAGGCAAGCTGACATGATGGGACGCACCCGCTCGCGCAACCGCCTGGGCTGGCCACCGAACCTCTACCCGAACAAGGCGGGGTTCAAGTACCGGCACCCGGTCACGCGCAAGGAAGTCTGGATGGGCGGCGACAAGGCGAAGGCCTTCGCTGCTGCGAAGAAGCTCAACGCCATGCTGGTCCAGGGGAACGACCTGGTCGACAAGGTCATGGGCAAGACGAAGTCCGTCACCGATGCGATCCAGGTGTTCCGCACCGACGACATCCCGGGCCGGAAGTGGGCGCCGAAGACGGCCGAGGTCTACGAGAGCGTTATCCGCCGCATCGAGTCGAACATCGGCGAGCGCGAGCTGCAGCACCTGTCGGTGAAGGACTGCGCCACCTTCATCCGCGAGGTCACGCCGTCGCCGCGCTCGCGCCAGCAGTTCCGCCTGGTCTTGGGCTGGATCCTCGCCTGCGCAGTCGAGGAAGGCTGGATGGACGACAACCCGGCACTGTCCACGCGCAAGTTCTCGCACGAGCGCAAACGCGAGCGCCTGACGATCGAGGTCTACAGGGCGATCTGGGAGAAGGCGCCGACGTGGGTGCGGATCGCAATGGACCTGTCTCTGCTGACGCTGCTGCGCCGTGAGGACGTGGTCAGCCTGAAGTTCTCGGACTCGCGCGGCGGCTCGCTGTGGGTGGTGCCGTCGAAGACCGAGGAGAGCAGCGGCGTGCGCCTGCAGATCGCCGTCGGCGCTGAACTGGAAGCTGTGCTGGGCCGCGCCCGCGATGCTGTGGTGTCGCCGTTCGTGGTGCACCGCTTGCCGGAGAAAGCTCGGCCGCAGGACAAGCGCGCGAAGGCGCGCACGCATCACACCCAGGTGCTGCCCGAGCAGCTATCGCGCGCGTTCGCCGATGCTCGCGACGACGCCGGCATCGATGGCGACAACCCGCCGACCTTCCACGAGATCCGCAGTCTCGGCGGTGCGCTGCTGAAGGATGAGGGGTGGACGGTGCAGCAGGTCCAAGCGCTGATGGGACACAGCAGCGAGTCGATGACGAAGGTCTACCTGGAGGGCCACGATTCACCGTGGCAGTCAGTTTCGACTGGCATCACGCTGCCTCGCTGATACTAGGTGTCGTTACTGCTCAAGTAAGGCGCAGTCGCGAGGCTATTGCGAATTTCGAGGGTGAATTCCTCGATGTCGCCTCCATTGGTCACCTCCAACGGATTGTTCGGCGTAATGACTCCGGACACGATCGTTCCAGAGGCCGTCCTAAGCAAGAATTTGACTGGCTTGTTGGACCCAATCCGCCGCAGTTCACCGAACTCAAGTTCAAAGCTCTGAATTTCTGGCTTCTCGTCCAC